ATGAAACGGACTGAAATCAAGCGTCGGCCGCTCGCCGACACCGTGCTTGCAGCGCTCGAACCAGAAGCCAAGGAGTACCGGGAAACCTACGGTGTGGACCGTCTGTATTTCGTGGTCAGCCCGTCCGGACGCAAGCGGTGGGAGTTGAGATTCAAGAAGCCCGACGGCAAATGGGGGTGGCACGGACTTGGCTCGTACCCTGAAGTGACCACAAAGAAAGCCAGAGAGAAGGCTTTCGAGGCTCAGAAGCTTGCGGCCAGCGGGGTCGATCCGGTTGCGCACAAGGCAGCCTCTCGCGCATCCAAAACGGCTGTGACGGCCAATACGTTCAAAGCTGCTGCCGATCTGTGGCTGAGCAAGAAGATGGCGGACGGCCGAGCAGAGAAAACCGTGAAGGGGATGCGTGGTGCGCTTGATAACGACATCCTTCCAGCTCTTGGCGATAAGCCGCTGGATCAGATATCGCGGTCCGACTGCGCGAAGTTGCAAGCGTCCATCGAAAAGCGAGGCGCCCACAACACTTCGGAAAAGGTTCGCGTGTGGGTCAACCAGATATTTGGCTTGGCCATCGCGATGGGGATGACAGAGAACAACCCGGCCAGCAACCTGGTGGACATCGCAGCAAAGGCGCCAGAGGAAACCCAGTACCCGCACCTAATGGAAGCTGAGCTACCTGAATTCCTTCAGGCTCTGCGGCGGTCGCAGAGCGGTGCAATCGTCAAGGCTGCAGCATGGCTCACCGTCTGGACCGCATCACGGCCAGGGATGACCAGATGGGCAGAGTGGGCGGAGTTCGATCTGGAGAAGGGGCTGTGGAGCGTACCGGGTGCCAAGATGAAGATGGGGCGTGATCATGTGGTGCCGCTGCCGACCCAGGCAGTGGAGCTGATCAAGGACCTGAACAGGATCACAGGTCGATCCCGATACCTGTTTCCGTCCAGCGGGCAAAAGGTCCCGGTGATATCTGACGCGACCATAAACAAATGCTTTGCTCTGATCGGCTACAAGGGGCGCATGACAGGCCACGGCACACGGCACACTTGCAGCACGCTGCTGAACGAGCATGGTTGGCGGGAGGAGTGGATAGAGGCGCATTTAGCGCACAAGAAGACAGGTATCAAGGGTGTGTACGATAAGGCAGTTTACTTGCGCCAGCGCCAGCAGATGGTGCAGTGGTACGCGGACTACCTTGATAGTCTGGAGAAGGGAATGACGAATGAGCTTGAAGAAAACTTCAGATCGATTGCAAAAGGAATGGCACGATGAATCTACCCGAGTGGCAACTAAAGCTAAAGGACTCTCTTACCTCCCTCACGACGTCTCGTGAAAAAATAGAAGGGATGATGGATATTAAAACGCCATACATTCCAAATAGGTTATTCAAATGTCGTGGCTTTACAAAAAATGCCATGAACAATTTCATTGAAAAAACTCTTTTCTGTGCCAGCCCAGACACCTTCAATGATCCCTATGAATGCGCTCTTCAAGCAAACTTCTATTTCGGTAATGACCTTGATGACCTTCTTGCGCAGGCGGCGGGTGAGCTAGACGGCCTGCAGCTTGAGGCCTTAAAAAGCGTTGTAGAATCCCGTTACGAAAAGATGTCGAATGAAGTTTCTCTCGCGTTCAGATCGAAAATGATGGGGATTTATAAGATATGCTCTCTAAGCGAAAGGATTGACTCTATCCTGATGTGGTCGCACTACGCCGAGGACCACAAGGGATTTGCGATGGAGTATGATTTCCATCAGTTACCGCGTCGAGATATGTGCGTTAGGTCCTTGTGGCCTGTTTTATATGACGCTGGAATGTTAGATGTAAGCCATCTATTTGAAAGCAACGATAGACCTGATGACTTTAATAGTCTATTTGGTATAGCTGCAGCAATCCATAAAACCGAAGATTGGCAATATGAGAAAGAATGGCGTTTAATTATAAACAGCAATGAGCCGCTGAATGTACCTGCCCCGCTGAAGGCTGTTTACATAGGGGCCAGGGCTGCCGAGAAAGACAGGGACGCCCTCATAGCAGCTGCTAATTTCAGTGGCGTTCCGGTTTTCCAGATGAGACTGGCCGAGCGGCGGTTTGCGATGACTTACGATCCAGCCTGATTACAGGCTGGAAATAAAAGGCTTTCCGTTTCTGCAACTGATCCCGGATCAGTAGGCCCCGTCGATGCACTTCAGCCCAATAGCTAAGTACAGATGCAGCACTAGGTCTTTTTCCAAGCAAGCGCCTATGAGCTGCTCAGTGTCTTCACTGGAGAAGTCTGTAGTGTACGAATCAAAAATTGCGCGAATCTCATTCTTGTCTTGAAAGTCAGTGCTATGCAGGTAATCTCTGCCGAGGTACATCAGCGCATTTAGATCCAGCGCCTCGGCGTGAGAAAGATGTCCCATTGCATGCTCCAGGGCCGTGCGCTCGGCGGATACAGGCTTGGCAAGTTGCTGCGCAATGTCCGTAGCATCAACAATCCTGCCCAGCGTGGTACTGGTCGCTTCGTATTGCTGGTAACTGGCGAAAGCAAGAGCTGCCAATGCTTCTGCTTTTGAAAAAGAGAGATTCTTCATAGCTCACCTACTTATCGGGCATTGAATAGTCCTCCTTTCTCGACCGCGAATCAAAGCTTTGATGGGCCAGCACTGCAGCAGTATGGGAAAAGGTCGTTCAAAGGCCTTGCAGGCAAAGGCTCAAGCCAATAAATCGTCTAAAACACATAGGCGGTTTTAGCCCAGTTTGGGCCAATGAAACCGATTTGTGATGCCCGACTATTAGACAGAAATCCCCTCCCCCGGCGTCCTGCCGACGAACACCACCCCCTGATAAAATGAAAGACACGATGCTCGCGAGCGCTGTACACATCAATCGGCCCTGACCACCCACAACTGATCCAGCCGAGTCGTATAACTTTGGCTCATCAAATCCCGGCGCATGGCCCAGTCGGGATCGGAAGGCACATTCCCGGCCCTCAACGTCCCTCTCCCCCAGCGAGCAATGATCTCGTCCAGCACGCCCATTACTTTCTGTGCCGCCGCTGGCTGCGACTCCGCGAACAAGTCATCCGTAAAGTCGCCAGGTAGGCGAAGCTCCAGCAGCAGCGCTTCAGTTTTGCTGTACTTGGAGCTTGGGCGGAACAGCCTATTGACCGCATCGGTTGTGCCCTTCGCCATCAGACGAACATCATTTTCGGCAAAGCCTTTTCTAAAATAGAAAAGGCTTCGATTCATAAAATTAATGGCGGCGAGAAGCAAACACCTGAATGCCGATTAATGGCATTCTATTGGCATCAGAAATACTCTCTATAGTCTGCTTTAATGCTTTTGATTTGATATGAAACTCACCAAGATTCGGGTCAAATAACGTTGCTTCCCTGCCATCTTCTGAAACGGAAAATCCAAGAGAATGCGCCTCATCATCACTATAGATTGACATAACGCCTTTTCTGCTGCTCAAAATTGCGTCACCCACCAAATCAAGCGCATCCTCATCAACACTGCGGTAGCGTCCTGAGTGCTTGCACACTATTAGAAATGGCAGACCGCTCATCGAGCTATCCTCTAGACTAGGCGTGAGCTTCAACCCGTTTAATTCAGCAGCCTGTAACAAACTGTCCGTCCCAGCCATTGCTGCATTGCTTATACCAGGGTTTTCGGACGAAAACTTCAGTAGGAACTTATGTTCCGACCTGTAGAAATTATGTATGGTCCTGGCATGAACTACACCTTCAAATGAGCTCAAAAACCGCATACGCTCAGCTGACGCATACGGCGTAGGGTGGTCTTTACCCTCGTGAATCATAGCATTCCAACTAAGCGAAAGACCAGAACACATTGCCCGCTTACTTATACCAAGATTAATGGTACATCTATCCTGATCAAACCTCGCAAGTGTAGCCGAGCTTAAGTCATCAGGAAGTTTCCTCCAGCGCGTATCGTTTATATGTCCGGGATCGGGCATCAGTTCTTCAGGCGCGGTTGAAGACCCCGCGTGTATCGGAGCTAACGAAGACGTAACGCTTATATGATTAGGTATGTTTTTCACCACTGTCACCTCATTTATCATTCATCCATACTGAGTGACAATTCGGCTTTAAAGGTTCCCAAAAAATATCTCTACCCAGTAAAGCACGCACTGGAAAGATCATGTGAGTAAGTTCTTGGGCCGCACGGACGGGCGCTTGCACCAGCGAACGGCTGGTATGAATGGGCAAAAGATACGGACGATCCAATCCGAAAAGAAGCAACCGTACTTCATCCGTTCGAAAAACCAAAAGCCTGTGTTCTTGGCCGCGCTTGCGCAGGTTCATGCTGAGCTGGCACCACACGAGGGTGATGGCTTCGTGATCGTTACTGCGGCCAGCGATCAGGGCATGATGGATATCCACGATCGGCGGCCATCGGTTCTCAGCTCCGAGCTGGCCCGCGAGTGGGCCAACTTGGCCACAGAGCCGGCGCGCGAAACTGAAATCGCTCAGGAGGGCTGCACGAGTGTTGATGAGTTCGAGTGGTACGCGGTCGGAAAAGCGGTGGGCAATGTGCGGAATCAAGGTGCAGGGCTGATAGAGGAAATTGAGTAAATGGACTCGTTCAGCACGGGTTGTGCCTCTACGCCTTGCGTATCCCGAACTGAGCAACCTTCACAGTTGAGCTCTGCGCCACGCCGGCTGCCAGGTATAGGCCCATGCGTGAGGTGATGAGTGTTTCTGTCAAATCGATGGTCCCGCGCTGCGTCTCCAGTTGTCCGGAAAAGCTGGCGGGCATTGTGAACGGCTCTTGGTACTTGTCCATCGACCGAAAGTAGGAAGTGGACGATGCACCGCCCACCGTCTTGGTGATGGTCAACTCAGCCTCCCAGGCCAGGATGCCGCGTGACGACCCCATGATTTCCACCGCCGACACCATTTCGATAACGTCGCCGGCCGCCAGGTTGGTCTGTACCACGTTGGCCGTGGGTTGCATGTAGATGTAGCCGCCCGCCGACGCCATGTTGCCACGCAGCTCGATGCACTGCGCCTCACCATAGGCGGCAGGCTCCTTGTACCAACGCGTGGTGATCCCGGTCAGGCCAGAGGAAACGGCCTTGTAGCCGTCCGCCAGCACAGACCCGGCCAAAGCATTCACGCCAGCCGGTAGCGCGCCGCCAGTGCCTGCCAGCAGCGGGTTGGCATTGAGGCAACCGAACGGGCGGATGGCCGAGTAAACGTCGCCAGCGTCCGTGGGCAGCGGGATGCCGGGGAATTCGAAATTGGCGGTGATGATCGGCACCACCCGCGAACTGATGAACTCGGCACCCAGGAGATTCGGGTGCAGGCCTTCAACGGTCATTGACTCGGTGAAGCCGTCCCAAATATTCACGACCGGCACGAACTGGCTGACGTAGCTCAGCACCCAGTCTTTGTAGGCGATCGCATCCGCCAACGCCTGCCCGGTCAGCGCCCTACTTCCGAAGCGCGGCGTACCGGTGCCGACGATCAGGTACTTCCCGGGCGTGTTCAGGAACGCGGTGACGATCTTCATCACGTTGGCTTTCGTGTCGGCCAGGCTCATACCTGCCGTGGTGCTGTCGTTGGTGCGCGACAGCAGCAGCCACAGGTCGGCAGTGGACGACGCAATGCAAGCCGGCAGCCTGGCCAGAAACTGCCCGGTGTGGTCGCCGAGCTTGCCCTGGTTGTCGACGTAGCTCGGGAACAGGCCGGTGCGCGCCGCGATCCAGGCAGCGTAGCCATAGGCCTCGGTGCCGAACGCAGTTGCCGCGATGGTGTGGCAGTTGCCCGAGAAGCTATCGCCAAGCAGGCCCAGGCCACGCCGGATAGGTTGGCGGCGTGGGATCGGGTTGACCAGAAGGCTCATGCGTACACCTCAAATGCAGCGCCAGCAGCGGGCACGTAGCGGATCGTCGCGGGCGGAATGCTCAGCTGATAGCCACCGTCTTTCCAGAACGTGTCGGTGGTGATCCAGTTATCACCGGCCTGGATCTGGACCGTCACCGACCCGCCGTTCGCCTTCACTGCCAACGTCACTTTCATCGTGCGGTCGTAGGTTTCTTGCTTCGTTGCTGTCTGCACAGTGCTTCCCCGGCGGCCTACGGCCTGGCTAAATTGGTGGTGTTGGATAGCTCTTCGACAAAGCGGTTACACGCCAGCCCGGCTATTCGGGAGTGGTCATAAGCCTTTGCCAGCTCTCCCGCTCGCGCGTCAGCCCGGCCGAGCAGTTCGGAGAGCACCATTGCGGCGCGGGTGGCTGCCTTGCCTCGTTCGGCAGCGCCGGTATTGCCGGGGGCACAACTGGTGGCGCCTGCCAGCTTTCCGGCTTCGACGCGCAGCCGGTCGCCAGCAGCGTCAGCGACAGCAGCATCAGTAAGCGCAGCGGTCTGTTCTTGTCTTGCATCGTTTGCCACCTGGTTGGCCGCTTTCTGGCGGCGTTGCTCTTCGGTTCGGTACTCGGTGGTCGTGGTGGCCACCGCTTCGGATTGAGTGCTGACTTCCTCGGCCCACTTCGCCTTCCAGGCCAGATCGGTGACGGTCACGCCGTGCAGGTATGCCCCGTACAACGCACCGGCCAGCGACAGCAAGATCAGCAGCAGGCCGACTGCCTTCCACGGCAGGGCCTTCACGCCAGCACCTCAAGCGCTCGGGCATACAGCGCCTGCCGATCAGCCAGGCCATTCGTGCCGCCGTTGATGCGACGGGTGATCGTCAGGAAATCGCCCTTGTCCGCCAGCGTGTTGAGCGCGGCCCGGTGCCAGAACCACCCCGCCGACATCGCGGCGTGCTGCGCCAGCTCGAGCAATTCGGGATGGTTGATCAGATCCAGGCCCAGCGCTTCGGCGCACTCGGCATAGTTCGCCCGACCAGTGATCTGGATCAGGCCGCGCCCACGGTATTTGGAACCATCGCCCGGCACGGTATTGCCCAGGTCTTTGCGCCCCTCGTACCCCAACTGCTGCGAAGTCGGCCCCCAAATCTCGCGGACATAACGCAGCTGACCGGACTCATGACCGACCTGGGCGATGAAGGCCGCGATGCGCAGCGGGGTCACGATCTGGTACTTGCTCATCGCCGTGTTCAGGACGGGTGCAAAAACGCCGGCTTTCTGGCCGGCGTTAGGAAGGATCTGCAGTAATTGCTGCGCTGTGATCGGCATCGGTGTTTCTCCAGGCAAAAAAATACCCGCTCTATGGCGGGGTGCGGGTGCTGCTGTGCGAGTGTTACGCTGCGGCAGGTTCAGGCGCTGGCTGCGCTGCAGCCTTGAGCGCTATAACCTCGGCACGCAGCTCCTTTACGGCGCCCATCAGATCGGTGATCAACGCCATCGGATCGAGTTGCTGAATGCGTGCGTTACCGTTTTCATCCGCGCCGTCCTTTTCTCCGGTTACGGCCAGCGGGTTTACCTCCTGAGCTTCGTGTGCGATCAAGCCTTGATAGGTAGTGCCATCGCCAGAAAACACAGCGCCGAATATTTTCTTTTGAAAAGTTACAACTCGATAGGCGTCAATCCGATCCAGAAATAGCGACGGTGCTGAGTTACCAGGCCTCTCTCGCTTATCGGACAGAGTTTTAACAAACTTTTTGATACGGTAGTCTGATGTAAATAACGTCAGAGTGCCCACATATGTATTATCGATGTAAGCATCGATATTAGAGCCCGTCCAGTTGTAATTATAAACCAAAGAACCTGACGATCCAGAAAGCCCAGTACGGCATTTCATTCCATAACATCCAAAACGGCCAATCAATGTCAAAGAACCGGCAGAATCATTAATCATCCTGACATCATAGTCACTGGCAGTGTTGTTGAAATGGAAGTCTAGGTACGGTGATGGGCCAATGAGCTCCATCGAACCAACCGTTATGCTTTGCCCGGCCACAAACCCCAAGCCCGCCCGAGCGGTGGCCTGTGTCGTACCACCGGTACCGCCAGAGGCTACTGAGAGGGCCGTACCCAGTGATAACTGGGGAACGCTAAGCAAACCCTCATAGCTGTAGGACATCGTCGGTCCGGAAGCGGTGTTTGCCCCGTTCACTGAGCGCCAAGTGTACCCCCCAGCGCCGCCGCCACGGTTGACAATAAAATGCCCTTCGCCCGCTGTGGCGTTCCAGCCCATGTACAAACCTTGGACATTGTAGAGGGCGCTGGGCTGCTGCACTCCAACCTCTGAGAACAGAGCCCTTCCGTCAGTGCGACCTGTTCCTCCTTTCGCCAGTGGCAGCATGTCGTAGTTGCCGGTGGTGCCCAGAGCTGCCAGCGTATTACCCCAGCGCTGGTTTACCGTGTTGAAAGCATCTGCCAGCGCCTTTGGGTAACCCTGGACTGGCTCGATGAAATAGGCAGCGCCACTAACAGTTGCGCCCATATAGGCAGGGAGAATCGCCAACACGGTTTCGCTGATAATGTTGAACACTTCATAACGGCGGCCGTCAGGTCCATTGAACGCATCGCCGATCCTAGAGGACGTGAACGTTGTGCCGGTGCCAGTTACAGTCGTGGAATTTTGGGTGACGGCAACTGTGCCGTTTCTCGACCAAGGCATAGAGCTTCCTTAAAATTCAGTTGTAAGGGAATGGCAGGTTCGCTGTCGGAACGACAAGCGCCTGTGGGTATCGATCCAAAGGAAGATTGGCCAGGGAGCCAGGTAAGCTGTACTGGTTACCCGACAAGTCGATGCTGGATGTAGCGCCTGCTGGTGCAAACATGAAGCTGATACCGCCGTTGCGCCCATAAGCTCCTTCGGAGAAGCCAATGACTTTGGCGTTTACGCCCGTAAGTGATCCATCGATATAGCCTGCAGCACCACGTGACCAAGGCAAGCAAACGGCATATTCGACCCCTTGACCAAGCGGTACATCAACGACGAAGTGACTCTGGAAATCGACAGAAGCGGTCTGGGTCCGGATGGCCTGCCAGCTCCCCCCTGCGTAAGGTAGAGGCCTACGGCTCCACGCGTCCGTTGCGCCTGGCGCGGGGGCCTGAACTGTTGCAACCACGTTCAATGGGGGCTGGAGGGAATTGAAAGTGCATACCCCCTGATCGGTGTATGTCTTCAGATACGGCGATCCAGGAATATTGTCGGCCATCAGATCAAACACATAGGCCTTGGTTGCAGTACTTGCTGCGCTGAAGTGGAACGTCATAGCGGAGCCGCTGATCGACGTCCCTTGCAGGCACCCTTTGCCAACGAGAAACACAATCGGTGATCGAGGACTGTTTACGGTTGTCGTGAACATCTGGTCGCCTGTTCGCGTGCTGTCGATGTAACTACCGCCCTGATCAGGATCGTTTGTAACCGACCGCAACACCTTTCTCTGCCAAACTTCTCCGGCGACCAGATAGCCACTCTTGACCAGTCCGTAACATATTCTGGAAGTATCGAACAACAATTCACCGGTATCTTTATTTACCACCAACGAAGTCATCAGTAATACCCGTAATAAATTCGACAGTTCGCCGAGAAGTAACCCCAACCGTTGGTGTTGTAGGAATAAGCCCAAGACAGCGAAGTGCCAGACAGCGTAATGCCCGGCCTCTTCCCTTTTTCGCGCTGGAGATCCACCAGCGGGACGGGAATAAAGTAGGCTGTTTTCCCAGGGGGCGGCGCTGGAATCGTCACTGCCCCATTCACGCCGTTTGTATCGACACTACCCATTGTCTGACTGAGCTTCATGGTCATGTCGACCAGCACTCTTTCATCAGCGGTTTTTAGCGTTATCCCCGTCATGTCAAAGACTCAAATCGATGCCAAGAACACCGTTGGCGTGATACATCTTGATGGACGAGTTGCTGATGGTTGACCTACGCCCATCGGACATACTCCCGTTAAGCTGCCACGGACCGGTCTTTGGAAGAAGCCAGCCGCTGACGTTCGCCACGTAGTCAGAGGACTGAAGGTTGCCAACTTTCAGCCAGCTGATTGAGCCGTCCTCGATAAACGCCGAACGGATGAATGTCTGCCCGCCAGTGATGCCGAAAAACGACTGCGGCGATTGTGAGCTGGTATTCATCACCAGGAACGTGTCGGCTCGCACAACAAACTGCGACGTCGTGCCAGCCGCCCCGCCCTCAAGCCCCAGACCGAACCCGGCTGCGTACGGGATGTTGTTCTGTGTGAGCTCCATCCTCACCGACCAGATCCCGGCCAGCTTGTTGTTGGTGGTGGCCAGCGCGCTGGTTGTCTGCTGTACCGCAACGGTCGCATCGTTTGCTTTGGCCTGCGCCGTTTCAATACGAGTGGAAAGTGCGCCATCAGCGTTCGACCTGGTCGTCGCTTCGGATTGAATGGCCGCCTGCACAGATGCCTGATTCGTGGTGACCGTCGCCGTCAGATTGGTGATCTGTTGGGCGGTAGCCTCCCTGTCCGTGGCTTGCGCTGTTTCAACGATGCTGATCTTTGCGTCGTTGCCCGCCACCCTTGCATCAAGCAAGGTGGTGCGCTGAGCCTGCGCAAAGTCATTTTCTGTCCGTACCCTCACCTCCTGCGCGTAGTTGGCTGTTTCTTCCCAAGCTTTCAGCGCCGCGGCCATTTCACCCTCGACGTTGTCGTCTCTCGTCGACGCCTGCAGAGCATTCAGTTGAGTGGCGGTCGCCGTGGTCTTGCCGTCAACCTTCGAGATATCGACGGTGTTCTTGCTGACCTGCGCGGCCTGGGCATTGGCCGCCCGGATCGACTGGCCGGTGTTGACCCAGTACGTCGGATTCGGCGGGCCGTTTGACCCGTCGGCTTTGGCAGGGACTGGATCAATGGCCGTCCAGAGGTTGTCACCCACACGCACGGTGTTATCTCGCACATAGGCATCGGTCGGCACATAGACCAGCGCGTCGGTGATTTCGCCGATATTGGCTTTGAGCTCTTCCAGGCGCTCGTTAACGGAACCAGGTCCGTCGCCGTCGATGAGGTCGAGCCTGCCAAGCAGGTGTTCACCGAACTGGCTTTCGGTCAGCTGCTTGTCCAGCAGACCCAGAACAGGTCCTGCGTCACTGCTGGTCTGCCCCATCACGCCAACGCCGGTCGGGTACCACGGCCCGATATTCCCTGTCCGATCCACCAGTCGCGCCCAGAAGAAGAACGTCACGCCTGCTTTCAAGTGCTGCATGACGTGTTCAGACTGCGGATAGGCTAGGTCGCTGAGCTTCGTGGCCTTGGCCAGGTCGGTCGTCTGGCTGTACCAGATTTCGGTGCGCTGCGTGTCCTCCGCGCCTGGCGGGAAAGTCCACTTGAGCGCGATCCCGAACAGCAGGGATGTTGCGGTCAGTGAGGTTACGGCAGGCGGTAGGCCCTCTTTTCCGTTGAGCTGGGTCAGCATCGAATTCCGCCAGCTCGACGAGATGTCATAGGCGCTGATGGCGCGCACGCGGGCGAGATAGGCACCGGCATAGATACCAGTGATGTCGACGCTGGTGGAGCCGGTGCGCTGTACCTTGATCCAATTGCCGCTGTCCTTGCGCCACTCGACGTCATAGGCAACCGCGCCGGCCACTGCTGGCCAGCTGATGGTCATCGTTGTGACGGCCAGGCCTTGCGCGATCGCCGTCGTTGACGCCAGCGAGACGCTGGCAGGCGATGGAACAACGGTTATCGGAATGACGCTGATCGGACGCTCTTCCAGCCGGGCGCCGGTGTCGATATAGCCAAACTTGCTCGGCTCGTACTGAAGAGCGGTGATTGCATACTCGCCTTCCGCACTGCGCTTCACGCTCAGCACCCGGTACAGCGGGATAGCCAAGTCATCGGCATCCAGTGCCCATTGCAGCTGGTCCGTAGGCGTCTCGCTGTAAGCGACGGTGACGGTGATTGCCCTGCCGGCGACCGACTGAACGGTCCGGCCTTCAGCCTGTCCGCTGGGCAGGTTGACGATCAAGCGGTCACCAGCCTTTGCCAGGGTGTCGCGATCGAGCGTTACTACTTTTCCAGCAGCACCAGCAATACGTCCGCCGATCTCCCGGCCGGCAAGAAGCGAGTCAGCGACTGGGATGATGTATCCCGGCAGCGGAATCGCGCCCTCCATGCCGGTACTGAAGCTGACGGTGCGATCTTGATTGTTGCTCATCACGACCCATTTACCCCGGCGCTGCCCCTCAGAAGCGCGGGTGCATCCAATGGCAGTCAGCTCAGTCGGCTTGTCACCGAAGCGGCGCTGCAGAACAGGGTCGGCGAACGGGATGACGTCGGTGTCGTAGTTGTTGTCCGGGTTGTCGTAACCAACGATTGCCCGGGTGTAGCGCGTCTTCGCCGAAGCGCTGCCGTAGGTGAATTTGCCGTCGATGACGTTGGCGCGGGTGAAGACGTAATCGAAGTCCTGGCTGCGCGGCATGTCGGCCTGCGCTACCAGCTGGCCCTGGGCCCAGTAGGTCATGCCGCGATAAATGCCGGAGATATCGCGCAGCAGCGACCATGCTTCAGCCTTGCCCTGCAGGTTCATATCGCACAGGAAGCGAGGCTCTACGCCGCCAACGCCGTTCGGGACATCCTGATCGCTATACTGCGCGATGCGGTACAACTCCCACTTGTCGACCATCCACGGTTTTATGCGTTTACCGAGGCCAAACCGGTCTTGAATGCATACACCATATGTCACCCAGGCAGGGTTGTTGGTCCATGCCTCTTTCATGGAACCGTCCCACACGCCCGAATAGGTTCGGGTGAACGGGTCGTAATTGCTCGGCACGGACCATTTGCGCGCCTTGCACTTGACCGTCACTTCGGGAATGTTGGTGAACTGCTCAGCGTCGAACTCGATGTAGAGCAGCGCCGTGTTCGGGTAGCGCAGCTTCGCGTCGATGACCTCTGTGAGCCCGGCCACCAGCATGGTGTCGGCGATCTTGTTGGTGTTCTGGTTGGCGGTCAGGCGGCGGACGCGGATCTGCCAGCCTGATGTCGCGGCGGGCAAATCGATGCGGCGCGATCGCTCGTAGCGCGTGGTGGTTTTGCCGTCCACGGCCTCCAGCAGGGCCTCCTTGTAGCTGCCGCCGTCAGTGGCCACGTCGATGGCGTACTCGATACGGTAGCCTCCTACGCCATTGTCATCCTGTGCCTGAAGCGCGGGCCATGCCAAACGCACGCGAGCGGCAGACAGCTGGGTGTTGGTTATGGAGCGCACCCAAGGAGTGTCGCTGCGCAACTCGACGTTGACGGTCGTTTCATTGTCAACTGAGGGGATGCCAGGAATGTACGACTGGTCAACAGAGCCGGTACGCCACTCCCATTTCACATTCTGGAAATTTAGATTGCCGCTGGCATCTCTAATCGGTGTGTTGTCGAGATAGATATCGGCGTCGGTCGGCGTCCCCTCGAACTCGCCCTCACCCACTGCAATGAGTAGCTTGGCCCGGTTGGTTGAGCGCAGGCTATCGGAGGCCTCGGTCGACGACTTAGGGTTGCTGCTACCGCCTTTCTCACCGTGGATATCGATCTTCAGTGCTGCGCCCATGCTTTTCTCCAAGCACAAAAAAACCGCCTCTTGGGCGGCTCGGTGTTCCGGGTGTAGTTACGTTTTGTCTTCGGCGTAGATTGAGGCGGAAATAATTGCCCCGCCCCAGCGCCGCTCACCGATGCAGATCGGGACAGGGTTGCCGCTGGCCGTGGTGTTTTTGGCACTGCCGAAAGCGTAACTGGGAAGGTTTTCGGGAGAGGCGCTTTGCTTCAGGCCAGAAGTTTGCGGGCTGAGCATTTGGATAACGCCGCCGATCGCCAAGGCCGCACCAGTCTGCGCTAGCCATGCCTGCCCGGTGTAGGCGCCAACAGCGATCATCACTGCTCCAATTACTGTCTGCAGTATTCCGCCTCGCTTGCTGCCCCCAATCACCGGGACAATACGAATCTCGCGAGTTCCTCCAAGGGATAGGGCGTCCACTCCAACGTTTTTCCCATTTCTGAAAATAGCGAATCGCATACCCAGCTTATCCAAGCGGCTGATCTCTTCGGCGAAGCCTTCGATGGTCACTTTGAGCGATCGAAAGACTTCCTGCGACTGACCTGAGTCAATCTGCCTGAGATGAACCCGCCCAAATCTTTGAGCCAATGAGCCGGACAGCTTGATGGTCGTCATCGGCGAATAGTGGATTGCTGCCATAATTTCCCCGGCCACAAAAAAACCGCCCGGAGGCGGCCTTTTGAAAAGATTGACTCACTGGTATTCGACGTAGGGGCCTATATAAAAACCGCCCATATCGCCAGTGATCCTGTAAATGCTTTCATGCCCGCTTTGGACGTTCGCAGAGATCGTCCTGACAGCTGCGCCTGCACATAATCCAGACCCCGCAAGACCTACACCAATACTTGGACTGCCAGTCTTCAGGTAAAAGCTCGCGCGCTGACCAGTGCCTACCTTGGCAGCCTTGTGACCATCCACGTATACGACGATATCGCAGCCAGAGCCAACAAAGCCCTGATCTCGAATGACCGTAACTTTCCCGCTATCGCCGGCAGGTTTTGTTTGATACGCATAAAGCTCGTCAGCTGGCACAGGCTCCGCTTGGCCAACGGATATTGGTGCACTAGAACATCCAGCCAGCAGCGCCAAAGAAAGCGTCCCTATTAAAATTCGCATGGTGATCCCTCATTCAGTGAGCCTGAAGCGTAACACCGACCTGGCCACCCATCCACGCCTGCTGTACAAGCTGCGTTGCCCTGCTGTGCCTAAGTATCAAACGTGTCCTGTCCAGCCAAGGCCCGCCGAAAACTATGATCTCGCTTGGCCTGCCGTATAGATGGTGCAGCAGAAAAGGCCCAGGCCCGTACACCCGGCCGTCCTCGTCAGGTAGCGTGGCATCGGCTCCGAGATAGATGCCTGCATGGTTCGGGTGCTTGGTCCGGCCGACCTCCATTACGATCATGTCGCCGCGCTGCGGCTGATCGACCCGGACGAAGCCAGCGGACTCGTAGTTGGACTCGTAGAGGCTTTCAGAATCTGTGCTTTCCCACCAGCCGTCTGTTCGCTTGAAAGCTTCGAACTCCAGGCCGAGCTCACGCCTGTACCAATCGGCGCAGACCTGCCAGCAGTCCCAGGCGCCATGCACGAACGGGCGTTTCAAAAGCGGCGTGTTGCCGGTGGGCACGATGGTACGCAGGTCGCCCTCGGGCCAACTGAGGATATGCCAAGGCAACTCCGTCGCTTCGCACATCGCGAGGTCGCGCGGTGAAGGCCTGCTGGTCGCGTCGGGGTGCGAGTGGACAACTCCGATAACGGTGCCCAGGTCTTCCGCAGCTGCGTAATCGTCGGGGCTGATGCGGAACTCTTCGTTTGGATCGGTCGCCGTGTTGGAACAGGGAAAGTATTGCTGCTTTCGCCCGACGCTCAGAAGCAGCCCGCAGCACTCGCGCGGATACTCGGCGGCCGCATGCACCTGCACGGCCGCCAGAATGTGTTTCAGCATGGTCAGCTCCGCGCGGTCAGCGATACGGCGGGGAAACCGCCAAAGGGTACTTCGTTGCCAGCCCCGAAGCGCGGCGTGCAGCCGCGCGTCAACGTGGCATCGCAGACGTCAAGTTCAGGGTTATCGGTGGGCTGCCCGTCCTTGTCGACGTATGGCCCGGTGTAGCCGCAGTTCGGCCCGCGATATCCACCAGTGAGGCACCAGTGACAAAGCGTGGTCATCTGCCGGCCAATCGACTCGCCGCCGACGTCGCCCGGGCTGGCAAGCTCCCAACTGACCGTCTCACCGTCCTCACTGGCTTTCTGATCGATGTACCAGACCTCGATAGATTCCTGAGTCGGATCAGCGTCAGGGTTGCCGCTCGGAAAGTTCTCTGCGTCCAGGTACTGACCAAGCGTGTGTCGCATGGTCAGTTTGAATTCGAGCAAATCCTCGAAAGCCAGGCAGAGCGCGGTGATACGCCCGTTGACGTTGCCCGCCGCGAACGTAGGCCTTACTGCGGTTCCATCGCTGTTTGCTTCCAATCCTTCCAACTGGACCGGCCAGGCGCTGTACTGCTCGCCCTGCCAGTAGATGGGCTTGGCTGGCAACTGATCGACATCGGCGCCGGCCGCTGTCAGCTCATCCGCCGTGTGCGGTATGGCGTGCCCGTGAAACCGGAGAACGTCAGCGCCGTAATCTGAGCCATCGAGCTCGAACAGCAAAATATCAGCCCCTGGTTCAAGCTTCTGCAACTGAGTGATCAAACTCATGGATGGTATGCCCTTTCAAATGTGGCGGTCAGAACGGCGAGGCCTCCTGGCTTTCTTTGTCGACGGAAAGCAGAGCAGCGATAAAGCCCGAGGCTTTCGTCGGGCGGTGTCCAAAGGAACGCCCGGGCGCCCTGATGAGCCCGGATAAAGTCCACAATCGGTTTGATCTCGCTGCCCGTGCCGCCGAACGACAGCGACCAGGTGTCCCCTTCAGCGTTCGGGCCGTCACTTGATACCTGTACATAGCCATCACCAAATTTGGACTCACGAGTTCTGAAAGTGCTGTCACCGCCCGCCTCATCGTCTGGCTCCCAAACAAAGGTTTCTACGGCCATCAGCCTCTCCCGCTGGTGTTTCGGTGGCTTGTGCCTCCGGGTCGCCATGAATCGGCGATGGCTTTCTGTGCAACCCCGAGCATCTGGCGTTGCATGTTCTGCTGAAGCGCCGCGCTGTCGATCTCCATGCCTTCGCCGCTCCGGTCTTCAAGTGTCAAGTAAACAGGTGCCTCCACTTTTACGACCGTGCCGCCGCTGGTGGCAGCGCCTCCAACCATGCGAACACCGAGTGATCCGTCTGCACCGCGCGCCAGCGGCATGATCGCCTCCGGCCCGGCCTCACCCATCACGCCAGTCCCACCTCCGGCCATGCCAAACGCCGTGGGCGTGTTGACGATGCTGTTGGTAAACGCTGCACCGTCGGCAAACATTTGTACTCCACCCGACCACGCACCACCTTTGGCCTGGGCGAAGTAGGTCGATGAGTAGCCGGCCTGTGAAGCGCCGAGATTCGATGACACCGCGCCAGCAGACCCCGCAGCCAATCCGTTCCCGCCGCCGCTGGAACCCAGAGAGCTGACTCCCGCATTGAACAGCATCTCCAGCAAAGCGGAAGACGCTTTCCGAGAGGCGATGCGCCCCATGTCAGCGATGATGGATGTTGCGAAATCAGAGAACTTGAACTTGCCCGTGGTCGCGAACGTGTTCAGCGAATCCTCCATCGTGCCGAAAGCGCTTGTGAAAGCGGCCTTCGTCTGCCCGGCTACGTCCTTGGCCGAGTCCAGATAATCGGAAAAAGCGGACTTTGCTCCCAGCTTCCAGTCACCCTGAGCTGCATCAAGATTCACATACCCTTGCTGCATTGCCGCCAACTGCTTGGCGCCGTACTGCTGCGTCAGGGCGATCTGTGTTTCCAGCGCCTGGCGCTGCTTGTCTGTGGTGGCAGTTGCCAGCTCGGTGCGCAAGGCCAGCACCTTGTTGTTGGTGTCCTGCTCAAGCGACAAGCGCGCCTGTGCCCGCTCAGCCTCTTTGCTGCCCATTCCGACTGCTGCGGCCGACTGCTCGTAGGAGGCCGTAGCGAGCGCAAGCTGGCGCTGCAGGTCGGCCTCGTACTTCATGGCTTCAGCCATCCCATTGGCGGACGCCACGGTCTGGTCATACTGCTGTTTCAGCCACTGCAGGCCTTGGCCGTACTCTTCCGTGGAAATCTTCCCGGACTTGTAAAGCAGCCGCAGTTCCTCGGTTTTTTTCGACTGCTCATCTGCCGCCGCATTGACCGGATCGAAGCTTTCCTTGAGCTTGGCGTAGGCATCAGCCGCAGTTTTGAGCTGCTGCTCAAGCTTGTTCTGGGCCTCTTTATGTTTTTGCGCTGACTCTGTCGCAGACTTGTCCGCGTCCTTTTGGGCGTCGTAGGCCTTGGCGGTGTCACGGATCTGCTTAGCGAGCGCGCCCTGCGGATCAATCTTGTTCTCTGTAATGAACCGGTCGGCTTCCTCAAGCTTGGTCTTATCCTTGAGCGAGTGAATCTGCTTTTCCAGCGTCTGCTGGTAGTTCTTGCCGGCGTTCTCGGCCGCGATGTCGTTTTCGCTCTTTTCCTTGGTGGCCTGGCCGGTGCCCGCGATGTCCTTGGCCAGGGCAGCCTGGGTCTGGGTTAACTTCGCGGCGGCTTGCTCAGCGGTACTGTATGCGCCAGCCGTTTCACGAATGGATCGCAGGCCGTTTTCTGGGATCGGGAACCGCTTCGCCAGATCATCCACAACCGTAGACAATTGCTTGCCCGAAGCGCGAGCTGCGTCGAACTCGGCCTCGACGCGCATACCTACAGTCGAGCCGAGACCCTGCCGCACTGTCTTCTTAAATTCCTTATATGCGTCATCCGCCGCCGCGACAGCTCCCTCTTGCTCTTTGGAAATCTTGACGAGCTCCGCGCCCTGCTGGTCTCGCGTGAGTTTTTGAAATTCTTCACGGATTTCCTTGAGTGGTCGCTTCAATGCGTCCAGGCTGCTGGTCACCGCAACGGTGTTATCGCGCATGGCCAGGAACGCCACGCCGACGCCGATCGCCAGCGCCGCGATACCGGCCGGGCCGCCCAGCAGCGCCAGCAGGGACGAGCTCGCCCGCGCCAGAACGTTCTTGGCCGCTGCGGCCTGAGCCTGGGCTGCAGCGTTGGCGACCGTGGCCGCCGTGTCGCGCGCCATGGCAGACGAAGACGCCGCAGTAGCGATTGCCAGGCGCTGGGTGGCAGCAGCTGCGGCCGTTTTGGCTGCCGCAAGTTCAACATCCATGGCGGCCAGCGCGGCGGTGTATCGCGTCTCTTCCACTGTACCGACGGCCAGGCTGGCCTGATAGGCGAGCGCCTGGCGCGCAGCTTGCACCTGGGCGAGCCGCGCGATTGTCTCAGCTTCCAACGCCTGAGCTGCCGAGTATGCCGCGACTGATTCGCGTAGTTTGGCCGCAGTAGCCGCCGCCGACGCCGCCGTTTCCTCGGCCTTGGCAATGGCCGAAGCTTTGGTAGTGGCAATGTTAGTGAGCATCGCCTTGGTAGCCGTCGCAGACGATGCGACCGCATCGATGGCGAACTTGGCGAAAGCCGCCGCCATCTTGCCGCCCAGCGCTGCGACCAGTACATCCACGTTCTCGGCCAGAAAACTGATCGTCTCGCCCAGGCGCTGAGCACCGCCGTTGTCGCTCAGGCCCTGTAGAGACTTGGTGATGCTCTCTATACCTGGCAGCAGGCCGATGGTGATTTGGTTGGCCGCCCCGGAGAAGGTTGCTTTCAAACCGGAAATAGCCTGTCCCGCAGCGACGAGGCGGTTGACGTTAAACTCTGAGATAACCGAGCCCGCGCGATCGGCCTGATCCCCCCACTCCTTGAACCCTTTGCCGTTATTGCGCAGCAGTGGAATCAATGCCGTGGTTTCGTCGGCCATCGCCTCCATGTAGGTCGTCATCTGCTGCTGATTCAGACCGGCTTTTTCGAGCGATGTGTAGTAAAGCTGCAAGGCCTGTGGCCCGGACAGATTGGCGAACTGCCCAGCGGTCACCCCGATCTTCGGCGCGATTTCCTTGAAGAAATCAGACATCTCGCCGCCACCACGCTGCAGAAACTCGCCGACTCGATCGTTGGTGTCTTTCAGGATGTCGCCCAGTTTGTCCTGCTCAACGCCGACAGTCTTTGCACCAAAGGCCATGCGCTGGAAGTCTTCGACCGTGGTGTTCGATAGCGCGGAAAGGTTCTTGACCTCTTTCGCGTAATCGATGGTGGTGGTCGTCAGCGCCACCAACCCGGCGATCGAGCCAGCAGCGGCCAGGTTACCGGCGCCGATCTGATCGAATGCTGATGTAACCGCACGGCCCACCGTCTGGGCGCTGGCGTTCACTCGGTCGAAAGCGTTGTCGATCCTTCCCAGGCTTTGATCGATGTTATGAGCAGTGCTCGACACCGATCCTTCCGAGCGGGTCAGCTCCTGGCGCAGCTGCGCCGTGGTGGCTTCGATGCGAACCAGCATGCCTTGGACGTCGGTATCGGCCACGTGTAGAACTCCGGAAAAACGTTATGTGCTGCCCTTGCCGGTTAGCGCCATACGCAGCTTCTGCGCGACGGTCGTCGGCTTGGGTTTGGATTGGGGGCTGGAATGGGTGCTGCTGGGGAAAGGGCTGGTCATGCGCGCCCACTCGATCTTCGCGTCCATCGCGAGGAACAGCTCGGGCAGCGAGGTATGCCACGCCACTTGCGGTGACCAACCGAGCCAGCCGGTGGCCACCGCGTAAAGCCGATCGACGTAGCTCCCCGCCTCTACGGCGCTGACTCCGTCGGCTGCTCCTTTCCCGGCTCACCACCACGCGGGTTGTACAGGGCCGCCAGGTAATCGTTCAGCTGCGGGGTCATGTCTGCTACGCCCGCCTGCCATACCGCCTCTGCCAGGCCTTCCGCTTGCTTTTCAGTCAGGTTGGCACCTGCAGCGATGATCAGCGCGGCGCCGTCCACGCTGACCTGATGCAGCGCGCTGGCTGCACCTCGGAGCCCGCCGAAACGGGCCTCGATAGCACGGACAGCAGCCAGGGTCGGCCGCAGTTGGTAGGTGGCCCCGCCAATGACAAGATCGATGTTGCCGTGCAATGTCTTGCTCATGTTTCACCCGATCAGGCGGCAGGGCCGGCAGCGATTTCGATGACATCGGAGTTGATGCCCATGGTGATGTTGCGGCGCACGACGTTGTCCGCCGCGCCAGGCGCAACGGTGTTGTTCATCACCTTCACGCGGAAGTAGAAAGTGGTCGGTAGCACGACCGGAGTGGCCGTCGCATCACCGTCGTTCAACGTGACCTTGATGTTGTAGTCGCCCTTGGAGCGGTCCTTGTGGGCAACCTTCACGGCCTTCTGACCCGCGTCGCCGTTGTCCAGGCCGACAGTCAGCGTCATGTCGCCAGCGTCGGCAGTACCCTTGTACTTGCGCACGCGGCCATCCTTCAGCGACGTGAAGGTCACCGAACTGAAGGTGTCGCCAAACTCGCCCAGGTCTTCGATTTCGCCAACGTCGACGTAAACGTCCTGTTTGTAATCGGCTTCTGTATCGGCGCCGGTCTTGGTGCCGAGGCCGAGTCGGCAGCCTGCAGCGGTGTTCAAATTGTCGTCGGCCATGGAAAATCCTCCAAAAGGCACATTGGATAAAGCCGCGAGGCGGCAGATGGTGAATCAGTGAGTGGTGATGACGCGGACGGTGATAGCGCCCATGTACGTGACGCCGTCGGCATCACGCTGTGAGTCGGCGCGCTCGACGCGCACAGACACTGCCCTGCCAACTTCCAGCGGCAGGGGCCTCTCATCAAGCGCGGCGGTCACTTCAGCGTTGATACGCTTGACCTCGGCCTGGCCATGCGCATCCGACCAGACGGTCAGGTAGAGCAGGCGCTGCTGACGCTTGCGCCCGGCGATAGGGCTGGTGTTGGTTGAGATTTCGCGGTCGATCGAGACATACGGCATGGGTGTGTCCAACGGTGCACCATCGTAGATGGGGCATGACACCTCGGCCTGTAGCCGCGCGAAAAGTGCGACCTGCAGGGCAACGGACGGATCAGCCATCGCTTCCTCCCTGACTGGCCTTCTTCAGCGTTCGATTCACGGCGGCGCGGATGTCTGCCATAACCACCTCCCGGTTCACGTCCAGAGATGGCCGCAACCACGGATGAGCTGGCAGTGCAGGTATGCGTGGATACTTGCCGAAAAACGTTGAGCCGTCCGACTTGTTCTTGACCGAACGGCTACGGTTGCCCGCGCGCTTTTTCCCGTCATAGCCCTTGGTGCCATATTCCAGAAACCGAAGGTAGAAGAATCGGCGGTTGTCCTTTTTGCCACGAATGCCGATCTGCGCATCCAAGCCACTTTTGGAGACAAACGCCTTCAGGGCGCCAGCCGCTTCGCCAGTGTCCCGCGGGATGGTTGACTTCATGGTGGCCAGGATCTTGTTGGCGGCCTCCTGCATGGCCGGGCGCAGCTCGTTATCCACGTTCTGATGAATGTTGCGCAGCGTCCGGCGTAGCTTGAAGTCACCGGACATTCGGGACCGGCGAGCCATGGGTTACTCCTTTGCCTTTTCGGCTTTCGGGACCGGGGTGTCCTTGACCTCTTCGACCAGGCCGCGATCAATCAGGGACTTCGCCTTGGCAGCGTCCACGCTGAATTCATCGCCTGTGTTCTGGTCGCCAACGGCGCCGGACAGACTCGCAAGTGCTCTAACTTTCATGGGATTTCCTCAAGGGTTGGGGACGTTGGTGCAGAGCAGACGTAGCATCGAAAGCTCGTTATCTGGCAGTGCAGCCACGATCAGATAGGTGACGCCTCTGTTCACCAGGCGGCAGCCAGCAATCAGGTCCGGCCGTGGCCTGACCCGGACTTCAGCGGTAACCACCGCAGAAAGCTTTTCAGCAACGGCCTCGATGCGGCCGGTAGGCAACGTGATCTCGGCCCAAAGTTGGCCGGACTCTATCCATGTGTCATCAAAACCACCGGTTCGATTCTTGACCCGCGCAGGCTTATAGAGCGTAGGGCGGTGTCGCATTGAGCCAGCTCTCATTAGAAACGCTTCCTTGGCCAGAGCAGTCGGTCAACAGCCAATGGGACCGCAGTTGATATGGTTCCGATGACCACAGCTTCGCGGTTGGCGTACCAGTGACCAACGAGCAGCAGCACCGCCTGTTCAACATCCGGTGTGAAGCCCATCTGCTCCGGCCCTGTGGGCGCGGTATCGACAAGCTCCCGATCACAATGCATGGCGACGTGAGACTTGGCCGCCTCGAAGTAGCCAGCGATGAGCATGTCTTCCTCTTCGCCATCCACCTTCAGGTGGAGCTTCACGCGCGCCAGGTCGATCATTTACTTGGTCTCTTTGGGGGCCGCAGGCTTGGAGTCTTTTGGCTTCTGAATCTTGGGCTTGCCGTCAGCGTCGACCTCAACCACAAGCCCTTTGCCGATCAGTACGTGAGCGTATTCGTCATCGACTTCGTCGAACGATTCGCCAGCCTTCACTGATGTGGAATCAGTACCCAAAAGCGCGGCGTTCCCGACGAACCCCCAAACAGCTTTGATCTTCATGTTGCCTCCTGAAAACAAAAACGGCCGGCGTGTGCCGGCCATATCGGTACGGGTGGATTAAGACGCGGAAACGAAGCGACCTTTGACCAAGCCTTCGCGACGACGCACGCCCAGACCGAGACGCTCTTCCACCAGCAGCGCGCGTTCGTTCTTGATGAACTGGTCGTTGATCAGCCCCATCTTGAACAGGAACGACATGCGGTCGAACAGCACGGACGAACGCGCGAAGTTCGCTACCAGGAATTCGCCGCCGGTATCAGCATCACCTTCATCAACGCTGTCCGAGGTGACAACCGGACGCCCCCAGAGGACCGGGGTAACCAGGCCCTGAAGGTTGGCGAACAGATAACGGTTCTCGCCGTCCTTCTGCAGCTCGATGTTCATCCAGTCGAGTTCGGTCATAACGATGCCGTCAGCGGACAACATCGACTGCTTGCGAACCTGATAGATCGCACGACGCACCAGGTCGATGGCGGTATCGCCTGTCTTCGTCAGAGTGGTGTCGTAGACGGTGGCCTGGGTCATCAGGCCGTTCAGGTTTTCACCGGTGCCGTCGCCCTTCAAGATCTGGCGCTCTTCCTCAAGCTTGAGGTCGTAGCGCAGCAGCTCCTGCAGGTAGGCCATCAGTTGCGGTACGTCGTCCAGCGCCTCGTCGGTCACTGGCATCCAGACGGCGATCTTCTTCACCCGATCGGTTTCGGTCGTGAAGGACACGTTGCTGTTTGGCTTCAAGCCCCCTTCCGCAACCGGAGCGGCGCCGCGGGTGTGCAAGTTTTCACGGAAGTAGGTGTAGTTCTGGCCAGATACAGGCACCGTGGTCAACAGATCGCGGATGCGCAGCTCCTGGCGAATGCCGGGCTGAATGACCGGGTCATAGTTTGGGGCAACGATGCCGGCACTGGTGACCTTCATTTCCTTCATGCTGGCCATGTCAGACTTGGTCACTTCAATGTCGGCCAAGGAAACATTCTTGGCCTGCAACGACTTGTAGGCCTCATCACTTTTCACCAGGTCGATAAAGCTCTTCGCTTCGCCGGGCTGACTGCGCAGCTTGATGCCCTTCTCTTCCAGCTTTTGGACCTGCTCGATGACTCGCTCGATCTCGCCCTTTTGCTTTTCGATCTGAGATTTCATCTCGGTGGTGATGGTGTTGCCTTTTTGCATCTCATCGGCAACGTTGTCGTACTTTTTCTGTAAGCCAGTAAAACCTTCCTTCAACTGCGTTTCGAGGGAGGTCTTTACTTCTTGGATTGGATCGGTCATGGCGACACCTTAAAAAAATTATCAAAAGTGGTGGAGAGTGATTTCAGCCCTTCCACGATCGCCGTGGCCTCAGTTCCACCATCACGGTGCACTGCGGAGTAGCCGAGCGAGGCGACTGCTGCCGCCTCTTTCTGAGAAAGGCCCATGCGATCGCGCAAGGCTTTCTCAAAAATTCTGATGTCCGACTTCACGTCGGTAACTTGTGCCTCTGGGTTCATGCCAAAAGGCACCAGCGAGGCCTCCCAGAGTTCGGCCTGCTTGATGATGCGGATGCTCCGACCCTCGCGCTCTTCATAAGCGGCCAGAATCGTGTTGAAGCCGATGGACATACTGTCGAGCGTGCCCTCTTTCATCAGCTCGTAAGCATCACGGGCGTAGCTCACAGCCAGGTTGACCTTGCCTTTGATGTAAAGGCCATGGCTGTCTTGGGTGAAATCTGCGGAGCCGACAAGGCGGGTCAGGTCGTGGAACAGGGCCAGCTTCAGTCGACCGCCACGCGTGGTTTTCACCTTGGTGAACGCACCTGGGAGAATCACGTCGTCGCCCAGGTCGACGTTGTTGAACACCGCTGCATAACCTTCAAAGTTTCCAGACTCGTCGCTGGCTTTTACTTCGAAGGGCACTTCAATCTTGCTGAACATTGGTTTGCATCTCCCACCGGGTGACCCGGTCGTATTCTTCGCCAGCCAGCGGAGGAAGGTTTTCTTTGCGGCGGACCTCGTTAATGGTCATCCAGCCTGAACCACCGGACCCGCCCAAGGCGCTGTTGTAGTAGGCGGCTCGTCCTGCGCTGTCAGCACGCAGCAAGCCCTCGACGACCAACTCAACGAACAGCGCTGTTCCTGCGAAGAGCTTGTCGTTGACCTCGTCCTCGATCGCTTTTATGTATGGACTCAGGCCAAACGTGATGAAGCCGCTGGTTTGCTGCTCCAGGTTCGAACCCATGATGGAGGTCTTGCCAGCACGGTTGGCCAGGTAGAGCGGGACGCCCCAGATGCCCGCGAGCGCTTCTTCCTGAAACTGCTGAGACTCAATGAACTGGCTGTCCTTCTGGGTCATGCCAGCCGGCACGATCGTTGGCCCGCCCTCGAGCAGCCCCATTTTCCCAATGTCCTCAACGTCTCCGTCGCGGATCTTCGGGAACTTGTTCAGCACCTGCGTACGCTGCTCGGAGGTCAGGAAGTTTTCGTAAATGACGTAACCGCCGGTAAAGCCACCCTTGCGCATAAAGCGCGCCGACCAGTCCTGCGCAGCCTTGGCCAGGCCCATCGCTTCTTTGTGAAATTCAACAGGTGAAAGCCCGCAGATCCCGTCGGCGCTGAACAACTTGAAATGCAGGATGTTCTCGGGGGATACAGGGAAGCGCTTGCCCTGAAGGGTCACCCAGTACAGAAGATCATCGTCAATATCGATCTCTACGGCGTCCGCGCCAACGGGTATCAGGCCGATAAAATCGCCATTGTCGGCACGCTCAATCAGCGCATAAGCGTTGCCGCGCAGGGCCATGTTCACTACTGCGGCCTTGATGAAGTTCAGCATCGTCATGTACGGATTCGGCTTTGCCAGTATCCGCAGCGCCCGCTTGTTGTCCTTCACCAGCACCCGGCCAGTGGGCTGATCTTCGTAAAGCTTCAGTGGCAGGCCTGAAACCGTCTCACTGAGGATTTTGATACAGGACCAGACAATGGGAATTGCCAGGGCCTTCTTGGGGGTGATGACCGCGCCGGAGCGGGTCTGTCCGCCGATGTCTGTCTGAACTTCAACGTATTCACCCGTCTTGGGATCGTTGAAGCCAAAGAAACTCCAGCTCATTGGGTTGTACCAGCGAGACGCCATATTGAGCCTATAAAAGTCCGGAGTATCCGTTTTGAAGGTAATCGTCGATGTCGCCCTTGACCTCTTCAGGAGTGCCAAGGGTTGCGCCGAACGCCATAGCCAGGGCCGACATCCCGTCGATGCGGCCGGTCGCCTTGTCCTTTGCAAACTTGCGGTTGCCCGCCGGGTCTTTTTGGATCACTGCGTTGGATGCGCACATCGTCAGCACTGGGTGCATGCCGTGGCTGATCCTCCCGTTGAGCAGTTCTGACTCCAGTGCATCAATGGCCGGGGTCATGTCCTTGTAACCCTGGCCGTACTCCACCAGCGGCAGGACCACGCCCTGGGCCTCGGCGTCACGCTTGAACAGGTCGATGCGGTATCGGTCGAAGGCGATTGCCTGAATGTCGCCACCCAGCTCAGCAAGAATCCGAGCGATGTCCGCAGCCACATACCCGTAGTCCACCGTCGCGCCAGGCGTAGTCAGCAGCAGCCCCTCTCTCGCCCACACCTCATAGGCCTCCCGGTCACGCTTGGCGCGTTCGGCAAGGCCCTGCTCTGGTGTCCAAAAGAACGCCCACACGCTCCACTTGCCGTTGCGCTTGCCAATAACGACGAAGGCCGTGAGGTCTGTTCTGAACGACAGGTCGAGCCCGGCGTACAGGTCCATGCCATCAGGGCTGTCCGGGTCATCACCGCAGCCAACCCAAACGTCTTTGGATACGAAGACAGAAACCGTCGACACGCGCTGATTCAGGCAAAGGTTTCGGAACGTGTTTTCCGAAGCCGGCATGCGGTTGGCGCGCTCGGCTTGTTGCTCCAGATCGGACAGCGACCGGAACGAACCCAGAGCCGGGTTTGCCGCCTTCCATGCCTCCGGGTCGGTGACCTTGCAATCCTTTGGAGCCTGATAAACGTGGCTGACTATGTGCGGGTCTTGCGACTTCTCGGCATCGTCCAGCCAGATGCTGAACAGGTCACTGTCTTGCGCCGCTTGCGTGCTGATAGCGATCAGCAGCGGAGCAGCGTGTGCGCCCTGAGCGGTTGTGATCGCGTCAATGAAATCGCTTTGCGGCCCTCGCACCTGACCAATCTCATCGAGAATTGCGAGGATGGGTGACAGCCCGTGCGCAGTTTTGCCTTCAGCGGAGAGCGCCCGGTACTCAACATTTAACGGTGTACCGATCAATGTCTTGCTGCTGGGCACGATGTGAATCAAAGATTGCAGCTCGGGGTTGAGCTGAATCATCTTCACAGCAAGCTTGAACACAAGCCCGGCCTGCTCTCGACTCATCGCGCCCGAGACAATCTGAGAGTTCTGCACCGCCTCCGGCCCGACCGTGTGCGCCAGCAGGATGCCGGCGATCAAACCGGTCTTGCCGTTCTTGCGCGCGATGCTCAGGTAAGCGGTTCTGGTCCCGGCAGGGTTGTCGTACACCTCCAAGATGAAGTCTTTTTGAAACTGATCGAGCTGCAGAGGCTTACCGATGTGCTGCCCTTCCGGAACCCTGCAGTACTTCTCGATGAAAGCAATGACCTTTTCGCCACGCGTCCTGCGCCTGGCTGCCATCAGTGCATCGCCCTTGGTATCAAATCATCGTCGTCCTGCTCGGCGAGCACCTTCTCGGCGGCGCGTTGCTTGGTCGCCTTCTTGCCTTGGTCGCGTGAATCTCCCTGTGTGGCCTGGGCATGGACCTGCAGCGTGCGGCTCAAAGCCACAGCACGACGGCTCAACGTTTCCAGCAGGCTGTGTTTCGGGTTAATCACCTGAGATTTTCGGTCATTCAGGATGACATCACCCTCGACATCGATCTCTTTCTGAAGCCGTTCGATATCGGACAGGCATCTGGCGAGGTTTCCCGCCATGACCAGATCAGAATCCGTCCAACTATTACGCGCACGCGCGCGCACAATGGAATCCCAAAAGGGCTTGTCCGCCTTGCGGATGTTGACAAAACGTGGAGGCTTGATGGCACCAGCAGCAGCGGCCTGCATAGCAGCAACCGCCGATGTGCCGCTATCGGAGCGGTTGCGCTTGACTGTCATAGAATTTCTCAATGTTGCCGGGTTGTGTTTTGGCGGCGTTTTCCGGGTTAGGAATGAAGAAGAGGGTCGAGGGCGGTCCTATCAATCGAGAATCCCTATCATTTGAGTACCCCCTCTATCGATCGATCCGCGTCGATTGGTTTTCTCTATCGATCGAGCATCTCGACGATTGAGCCAACCTATGAGGTCAACCCGGTGCCGATGCGGTCATCCACGGTTCCAGTGGTGGTTGGGGTCAACCGGAATGCCTGACACGTCGTGCCCCGGCAGAATGCCGGTCCTCTCCTGCCTCTGCTTGGCACCGTCATGGCACGCTTTGCATAGGCTTTGAAGATTGGCCGGATCGAAGAACAGAACCTCGTCGCCCTTATGAGGCTTGACGTGGTCGACCGTGTTGGCTGCCTCGACCGTACCCAGCGCACGACAATAGCGGCAAGTAGGCTCGGCCTGCAGCTGATGCCACCGCAACCGATACCATCGCTTGGTCTTGTATAGGTGGTGCCAGAGTGAGTTGGTCGCCATGTTGCTTAGGCGGCAGCCGCGATGTCGACGGACACTCGCTGAATCTGGATAGCCAGCAATGCGTCGAGGTGTGCGCCGAGCCGGTCGCTCAGTGGCGATAACTGCTTGGCAGCCGTATCTCTCATGTGCTGAAGCTCATCACGCAGCATGCGAACAGTGGACTCGATGGCCTGCTCCAATGGATCGAGCATGAATCCACTGGCGACTCCTTGTAGTGCCTCGAACTTGAGCTCAGCACCCGCAGTCAGCGTGTCGGTATCGGTCATGAACTATCTCCGCGCCACGAAATGGCATTGTCTGAATCTGTGGCGCGTTACGGCGTCTGCCGCTCTACCGCCTCGTTGACCTTGTCGGCGGCCTTGCTGGCCACCTCTGCCGCTTCCGTGGCCTTCCCTGCTGCACCCTCAACCTTTACGGCTGCATCGGTCGCAGTCTTGGCCAGCTTGTTCAGGCGCATGTCTCGCTGCACCGTGGCCTCGTCGTAACCTCGGCGCACCTCGGCCACCTGGGCGCTGTACCAACTGGCAAGCGACCATTGCGACGCACCGAAGCCCAGAGCAAACGATCCAGTCACCAGCAGCGAGGCAATCACCCATACTTCAAGGCGACGCCACCACCGTCGGGCGATGAAGTCTCTAACGCATCTTTCCATCAGTTGATACCTCCGAGCTGTGAACGCAGACGGGCTATCTCAGCGCTTTGGCTGGTCACCTTGTCAGTGAGCTGGGCAACCTGGCCGGTCAGGGCTTCAATCTTCCCTTCCATACGGCCAACAGCGGCGGCCAGCTCGTTACGTTCTTTGGCGAACTGGTCGGCTCGGGCCTCGGCTTCTTTGCGAGCCAGGCGCTCAGAGTCGAGCAGTTCGTTCAGCCTGCGGACGGTGCCGATATCGGCGTTGTCCATTGCGCGGTCGGTCGCATCCCTGGAGAGGAATTTCCTCAACCACAGGAAGCCACCCAGCAGGATTGTGCCCGTACCGCCCAGCCAGGTAGCTGTGCCTGGGCCGAGGTCGGTTGGGTCCATCTTTACTCCAATAACTAAAAACCGCTTAGGGCGGCGTTGGTTGACGGCTTGGCTGCTAGATCCTGGCGCGCAGAGCGTTCAGGCTGGTCTCAACCGTTCCGACCCGGAGTGAAAACTGAAGGTCGGCCTCAGCTCTGGCTTTAGTCTCTTCCTTGATCAGGGCCACAACGCTTTCAAGGTGCTTGCCGAGCTCGGTGGCGCTGGCCTTGTTCTGCTCATCAGGGGAGCTTCCGGTGATGCCGATGCCGATGCCTGCGGCGAAATACCTGCCTTCAGGCGTGAGGCTCATCTTGATGGATAAGCTGGGCACAACTGAATCACTGAAGCCAGGACGCGGCGCCATCTTGTCAGTGATCACGCCATCGGCTACACGAGCTGGCGTAATGAAAACCTGATCACCTTCAACAGCAAAAGGCGTCTCGGGCTTGTCGGTAGCCTTATCGAGGTCGCCCAAAACGATTCGGGGCACGCCATTATGGAAAAAGGTGAATTTGTCACCGTCTCTTTTTATTGAGTATCCGGCGCATCTGGACGCCTTAACGCGTGCCGCAACCTCTTCAGCAGTCTCTGGCCGCTGGTAAGTCAGTGAGGTGCGGATATCAGGAAAGCCTGGCTCGAATGACTCATCCTGAGTCGTAATATGAGCGCTTTCACGGTACTCGGCGGGGATCTTGAATATCTCTGCGCCGATGAACGCGTAGTGCTCAATTGCACTGGTGGGCAACTCGCTCGCAGTCCACTCGCCAGCTGTAACGGTAATCATCTGGGGCTGCTCAGGCAGGCCTCCGACCGATATCTGGGCCGAGTTGATTTCAAAATCACCGGTTAGGCTGTTGAGCTTCCAGCCAGATACATTTGGCACATAGTCGTGGCTCTGCATTTGCTGCTCCAGAAACGAAAAAAGGCCCGCCGATATGGCGAGCCTTGGAATGGGCGTGATGTCTTTCCATCAGTCCGCCAGCACTGCCCCGTGTGATGGAGCGAGGGCACACTGACTGCCGGTGTTCTTTCGTAACGCGTGACAACCGGCTATACCGCGTCCAGGCTCCGCCCTAAGGCCCACCCTGACTGTGGCTATACGAATCGCAGGCATAAAAAAAGCCCAGCGGTGAGGCTGGGCTTTTGACCATGAGTTACTTCGGTATTTCTTCGGTAGATATCTTCCATTCAGGCTCCCAACCAACAGGTATGGAGTCTGCAAATTCTTGAGCTTCTTCTCTAGTAGGAAAAATCCTATGGAGCATTGCCAAGTTGAGAATGACCACGTACCCCTCGTGCCACCCCTTACCTTCTTTGAGGTGATAACCAAGCGCATCACCTTCAAGCTTCACTATTTGACCCGGCATATCACTCATCCCTTCGTATGCATGAGAGAGCAATATTGCACGTAAACAGGCCATAAAAAAGCCCGACTCAATGGCCGGGCTTTTGTTCCAATCCCGTTAACGCGCAGGGATCAGATGATGTGGGGCAATTTCAACCATTTGCCCATGATTGTCAAGCGCCATCACATAACAGCTGTTCACGGTCCAGAATCTCCGTCACATGGACCACTGCCCCCTCCTGCATCGACTCTAGGCACTTGTGAATCCCGAGCCTCCAGCGGCCTCTCGTTGAGGGTGGCCTGGCTTCGATATCCCAGGTGTTCATGTCGTAGAACTCTGCAGGAAGAATTGCGACGTCGCTGGATCGCTTGCCCTGCACGCCCTTCATCTTCGGGATGAACCATACGGTGGTGGCCTTGTAAACGAACAGGGCTGGCGCTGGTGAGCTGATGCGATAGACCGTCCTGGATATCGCACCGACGCGGTTGCCCTTGCTGGTAGAGAACTTGCCCACCAGAAGATCCCAATGGGCCTTGCTCAACTCCCGGTGCAGGAGTGCGTGCAGGCAACAGTCGTAATCAAACTGGTCGCGCGCAGAGAGCAAAGCCCTTGAGCCGCCCGTCCTCCCGCCGGAGTCGATCAGCTTTTGCCAACTCTGCTTGGCGCTGTTGTCGATGTTGTCAGTGGCCAGGACGCGAACGATTGCCGACATAACGCTCTGATAAACGGTTGGGGAGAAGTCCGCCAGCAATCTGCGGGGTGCTGCTATCGCGACCTTACTCATTGCCGCCTCCGTTTGGGTTTTGGGCGGTCGCTTTTTCGTTATGCTTCCTCCCTTGGGATGGATACTTAGAATCGCTGAACGCCTTAATATCCGTGGCCTGCGGGGTAGGTTTCATGTTTTCTTGTCCTGCATATGTCTCACCCAGCAAAGGGGTCAACCCGTGCTGTTCGAGGTAGTTGTGCCATGCCTCCAGCGCCTGGCGTTTCAGGCCCTCGGCGGCGGTATGGATGTAAGTCGCGTCCAAATCCTTCATGGCGTGGTTGAGCAACATCTCGCCGACCATGTAGTCCACTCCCAGATCGGCCCACGCTGTACGGGCCACCTTGCGCAAGTCATGGCTGGACCACTCACCCTTGGCCAAACCAGAGAACAGGGTGCTGGCCAACGTTGCGCTGATGGCTGCACCGGAGCGGCCAGGGAACAGAAACGGCCCCTGATACCCGCTGGCTTGTTGCAGACTCCGGTAACGCTCGATCAGCGCGCACGCCTGCGGTGTCAGTGGCAGCGTGTGTTCGGCCTTGGTCTTGGTGTCTGCCGCAGGGATGAACCACTGCCGGGTCGTGAGGTTCACATTTTTCCAGCGGGCCAGCCGCGTCTCACCCAGGCGGGTGCCGTGACACAGCATCATCAACGCAAGCATGGATTCCAGCGGTACCCGTTCGATGCGCTCGGCCAGGTCGCGCAGCAGAGGCGGCAGATCATCACTGCGTAACCGGGCAGCCTTGGGCCGGATTCGCGTCTGTACGAAATCGGTGTACTTGAAGCTGGCCATCGGATTGGTGTCCAGAAGCGCCAGCCGGGTCGCCTGACGGAAAGCCACGGCCAGCACGCCGTACACCGAGCGCACGAAAGACAATTCGTACCGCTCCTGCATGGGCCACATCAGCAACCTGTCCAACGTACGACTGGTCAGCGCTTCAAGCTCCACATCCTGGAGGCGGGGCACCAGATGGCGGCGCAGCGCAGACTGGGCGCTGGCCTTGCGCTTGACTGACAACCCACGGTCGCGGCTCATGCGGTCGGTGTACCAGGTCAGCACGTCGCCGACCGTGGCCCAGCTGGTTGTGACTGAATTTGCCGCCGGGTCCGCAGATCGGCGCGCAAGGATGCTCGGCAGCGTGGACTGCATCAGCTTGGAGTTGATGCCGGGATAGTTACCTGCCTTGCCCCACTTGCCCCGCACCACCACATGCCAGGAGCCTTTGGCGCGGTCGACGGTGGAATAGCGGAAGTGCAGTTCAGGGTGCCGAGCATCGCGCAGCGCACGTACGTGAAGGCGCGAGGCATGCCGCCTGATTTCTGCGTCTGTCATGATCACCGTAAGTGTTTTCACCAGATCATTCATTGCCCGACCTCCCGCGATAGCCTCGATTCGCGAATGCCCGGCCTATTTCGACCTCTTCATCCGTTGCGTAGGAATTGCCGGCGAAGTCCACGAAGCGCACAAACTGTCCCTGCTGCTGGACCATGCACGACCCTGTTTTGGCGTGGCGGCACTTGCCCACAATCAGCTCAGTGACGCCGTTCTGGCCTTCCTCGCTGTCGGGGTCACGGTGAACGAGGATCACAACGTCGGCGTCGGCCTCGATCTGCCCCGAGTCGCGCAGGTCGCTCGGCCGTGGCTTCTTGTCCGTGCGGTTGGTTGATCCGCGGTTGAGCTGAGCAAGCACGATGACTGGCACGTCCAACTCCTTGGCCATGTTCTTCAGCGCCGTAGATATCTTGCCCAACTCGAGCGTTCGGTTCTGACCAGCGCCCTCGGCGGCGATCAGGCCGATGTAATCCACCACCACGATGCTCAGCCCTTCCTTACGCTGCACCTGCCTGGCCGTCGAGCGAATGCGGGCAGCAGTCATGCCTTCCTCATCACAGACGAACAGCTTGGAGTTCTGCAGCACGTTCACAGCGCTGGTGAGACGAGGCCAGTCGTCATCCTGAAGCGTGTGTCCCTGATCGATACGGGTCAGGCTTATGCCGCCAACCGATGCGAGACCACGCGTGACCAACTCCTCTTTCGTCATTTCCATCGAGACGATGAGCCCGACGCCGTTGTCAGTGCATGCAATTTTCTGAGCGATCTGCACGCCCAGCGAGGTTTTCCCTGACCCCGGCAGGCCTGCTATCACGATCATGTTCTTTTTGCGAAGTCCTCGGATCAGCTCATCAAGATCCTTGAGCCCGGTTTCATGTCCGAGCTGCGCTGCTCCGTTGAATCGACTGTCAATGCCGTCGATTACGCCCGGCAAGACCTCGCTGTACTTGTAGTAATCCTTCCGGTCGGGTGCGCCCAGGTCGCGCAAGTCCGCCGTTGCCTGCTGAGCCAGCGCGATGATGTCAGCGACTGGTAAGCTTTCACTGGCCGAACCCTTGATCACCTCCGCTGCCTCAACCACTCTGCGCAGCGCGGAACGCTCCAGCACGATGCGTTGATATCCGGCCCAGTTGGCCGTGCTGGGGGTGTTCTTGGCGATTTCTGACGCATAGGCCAGCGTTCGCTCCCCGCTCGGGAGGCCTGGGTATGCAAATCCCACCGTCACCACGTCGACAGGCTGGCCGGTAGCGTGTGTATCGATGATTGCCTGATACATCGCAGCGTTGTCGTCATAGGCGAAGTCGGCCGTTGTGATGCGTGCGGTAATGGCGTCGAACAGTGAAGCGTCCAGTAGCAGTGCGCCCAGAAGACCATGCTCGGCCTCAAGGCTGTAAAGTTCGCGACTCATGCTGCACCTCGAGCGGAGGGCCATCGGAACACGCACACCAGCCCGCCACGGTCACGCAGCCGATCCACGGCGCGATCACCCATGCTCACTTTCAAATCGGTGATGCTCAGGTTGCTGACGACAATCGTCGGCTTGAGCTGCTCATAACGCCCGTTGATCACCTCGAACAGAACCTGGCGCTCGAAGTCGGTGCCGTTCTGCAGACCCACTTCGTCGATAACCAACAGGTGCGGTCCGATCAGATCGGCGTAGACCTTCGACTCAGTTTTGGCCTGCGAGCCGAACGTCTCTTTCACGCTGCGGATGATGCCGCCAGCCGTTACGTACAGACCGGTCACACCCTGATTGCCGAAGTACCGGATGACCTGTTGCAGCATGGCGGTGGCAAGATGAGTCTTGCCGGTGCCCACCTGCCCCAGCAGCATCACGCAGCGGCCGGCCTGATAGTTTTCGGCGAAGGCCTCCACGAACCCCGCGGCGACGCTCCATGCCCTAGCTTTGGCGTCGTCATCCCCAGCCTTCCAGTTTTCAAGGGTGGAGTGCTGGAACCGGGCCGGGATGCATGAATCGAGCAGCCTTGAGTTCAGCAACCGCTCGGTGTGGACCAGCACGCCGCCAGCTCGGATGTTGATGTCAGCCGAGTGACGGTTATCGAACTCGCAGCCAGGGCAACCGTACCAGACCGGATCTGCGCTGAACTGCTCGACCAGCGCGTTGGTGTAGCGGCCGTGTGTTGAGCAAACGCCCTGGCGGGTATCGATGGCGTAGCGCGGTTGGAAGGTCATTGGCCATCCCCCGCAATCCGGTAGTTGCCATTGCCGTCCAGCTCCAGCCCGTCGGTGTGATCCACCTGATCAAGCTGGGTGTGCCGGGAACATGAACCCACCTTGCCGGCCGGTTCCACTTCATCCTCCCAGCGTTTGCCATTCAGCCAGGTGGCGGCGTGCGGGATGAACTGGCCGTTGTCCTTCGTCCAGCCAGGTGTCACCACATGCTTGGCCAACGCCGAAACGATCAGGTCATACAGGGCCTCAGTCATCTGGAGCCTCTGCCACGCCTTCAACGCCTTGTCTTTTCCTACCTTGCGTGGATACAGCTTCCAGAACTCATCAAAACCTTTCACCGTACCTGTTTTGCACATAGGTTTAGGTTCATTGACTGGTTCATAAGAGTGACTGGTTCTGGGGGCAGCTCCTGCCCCACCCCCTGGGTTATCTCCTGCCCCAGGTGGGTTATCTCCTGCCCCACTCGGTAGGGCGGCTGGTGACCCACCATCGAGCGACAAGTGGAAAAGGTTGGACTGATTAAGCTCACCTTTCCTGCGGTACTCTCGACGAAGAAACCCGGCTTTTTCCAGTTCACGAACGTGCAGCTTCACCGTGGAACGACCGATCTCACACTGGTCAGCAATGTGTTGGTAGGACGGCCAGCACTCGCCCTGATCGCTGGCGTTGTCCGCCAGCTTGACCAGCACCAGCTTGCGCAGAGGGTTGCCGACCTTGGTCTTCATGGCCTTGACCATCAGTTCCATGCTCATTGCAGTGTCTCCCCCGAGGCATTGCCACGACGTACAACGGCAAGCCTTGGCGCTTCGATGACCTCGCCGCGATACGCCATAAGAGCGCGCACAGCGGTCTCCATACGGCGCTTCGCGCTGCCCTTCGCTTGCTTGGCCTTCTGTAACTGCTCATATGTCTGATTCGTGAAGTTGATAACTGGCGTGTAAGCCGGGTCGTTAGGGTTGATTCGGCGAAAGTTCGGCTCGGGCTCACCGTGTGCAGCGAAGTACTGCTGATACTCGTTATTGAGCAGTTTCCGAACGTCTCGGACGAGCGCCTGCGCGCGATACCAGTCAACGGTCAGAGCTGCCACACGCTCAACAAGCTGCTGATGGGACGGCTTTTTGCTCATTATTTGACCTTATGCACCAGTCGAAACCGGCCTTCAAAATAGGGGTGTGTAGCCTGGGTGGCGCTGACCATCTGGCATTCAAAAACAAAGCGCTTGAACGCGGCGGTGACGAGGCTCTTGGACCAGACGATGTACTGGCTGCCCTTCGCTTCCTCGTGGCCGTTACGGACCATGCCTGCATGGTTGGGCTGGTTCGGCCACTGGCGCAGCACGAACGACACCATCGGTCCGGACAGGCCATAGGTCTTGTTCATCTCTGCCTGGATGCGACCGAGCGGGATGCAGTTCTGCGGGCAGTGATCCCAAACGCGCTGTTCGGCGATCACTTCGACTCGGCGCTCGATCCGGTCGATAGCCACCTGCTGTTCACGTTGCTGGCGCTCCATTTCCACCAGGTGGTTGGCGTTCGCCGCCGTGATTTCGGCTTGGGTCATCGGGCGGGAGGCTTGTTCCTCCAGCTCTTGCCAGCGGTCAACCAGCGCAGCGGTGAACTCAGGGCTGAGCTGCGCTACCACGACAAAACTGTCGCGCTTGCACACGTGGTACTCCTGCACGACGACGCCGTTCGCAGACCTCGGCCCGTCCCCCACTGGGGGTTGGGATATCGTGCCGCGCTCAACAAGGCGTTCAATCGACTGCTTAACCTTGTCGTGCCGGGAGCCGACCAGATCGGCGATTTCTTGGGATGACATTGTCGGGGCAGTGCTGATGATCAGGTTCATTCTGGTATCCCCAAGCCTTGGGCCATCGACTGAAGGTCGGTGTAGGCAGCCATCGCAATAAGGCGGATAGCGGCCTGTACGCCGGCCTCACATCTGCAGCTCAGCTGCTCGTCGCTTTCGCCTTCGTCGGAGCCTTCGCGGGCAACAGTGTTTTCTGCCAGCACTTCAGAAAGAATTCCGATGGTGTCGAGGGACTCGGCGATCCGCTTGGCGACATGGCTGTAATGCTCTGGATTGCTCACTGGGCACCTCCAGAGCTCGCGCCACGATTCGCAGAGGTTACTTTTCGTGCAGCGGAACTCATGTTGTCCAGCTTATGGGCGGCGGCGTTGCGCTCTTCCTGAAGCCTGCGGGTTAGGCTCGCCAGCTCTTTGAGCAGCCAACCGATACCCACCACGCATTCGGTGGACATCTCACCCCCCTCAGCCAGCCCCATCATTTCGCCGATCGCCTCAATGCCCGAAGTCAGGGTGTTGGCAGTCTCTCCAGATGCCTGTTTGATGCGCTTGAGCAGTGTTACTTGATCGGCGGATAAGTTGATCCCGGAGGCTTCTGCCGGGAAATGCGCTTCAACATCGATGATCAGATCATGCAGAGATGGGATGCTCATTGAGCACCGCCCGAGCGTTCAGCTTCCATAATTCCGACTACAGATGCGTCGATTAGAGCCTTAGCGCTTATCAACTGTTGCTGAATGAGGTAGACCCCGCTGGTTTTCAGACCAGTCTCTTCGTCGTAATAGTCACGAATGAAAAGAAGGACCTCGGACAGCCATGCGGAGCTCAGCTCCATTGCATCAAGCGCAGGTATACCGGAGCGGACTTGAAGGAATTCGTCCTTTCCGTGGTCGATAACTTCGAAAGGCTGGGTCACTGCTACTTGCGCCTTCTTCGGCGCGGTGTTACTTTTTGGTTGCGACATTGCTTCGTCTCCTACAGACGATGTTGTACGAAGACCCCTGCGAAGGGTCTGGTTAAGAAGCCCGCCTGCGAAGCGGGCTTTTTTGTGCGCGGTCGAAACTCGGCCGGTGAAGCGGCCTGGCTAGGAACTCATGCTTGCACCTGATCACTGGATGTATGAACAGAGCCATCAGGCCCAGATGCAGGATGCGAATAGGTTTGCGATGATTTGTCCACGGTCTGCAGAGCTACGGCCTCAGCGATCAGCGGGCAGAGGTCAGCAGCGGTTACAGCTCCCAAGGTCTTTTTGTGAGCAAGGATCGCTTTACGAGGACTGATCGCTTGCTGGCCAGAAAGCCAGTAAGAAACCGTGGCTTGCGAGACGCCCAGCTCATGGGCTGTCGCCGCTTGGCTGCCGAAGTGAGAAATAAGAGCACTGATAAATACGCTCATGAAGCAACCCCTGATAAGTCTTTTTATAGACTGCACAGAAGAAGACTTCTTTGCAAGCTCATAAGCATTTTTATAGGATCAACGGATGGACCTCTCAGAACGCATCAAGACAGCACGCACGCGCGCCGGCCTCACTCAACGAGAGGTCGCTGATCGCGTTGGCATTGCGCAGACTGCAATTAGCCAGCTCGAGTCTGGAAAAACACAGCGCTCCACCTACCTCTTTCAAATCGCCGAGGCCTGTGGGGTTAGCAGTGTGTGGTTAATCGCGGGAGCGGGTGCCATGGGCACTGCCGGTGACAGCACGATAGACGCTGAAATGGAGAGGAATTTTAAGGAAGGTTATGAGGAAGGGTTGAAGCTGCAGAAAGACGCGACGCATGAAGAGCATGGGGTTTATACCGTCCAGGCCGTCGGTGAGAATGAGCTGACCGCGGACGAGGAAGTTGTGATTCCCTTTCTGAGAGAGGTGCCGCTGCGTGAAGGCAAGACCGCTATCGAGTCTAGCGATGCTATAACGGTTAAGTTCACAAAGCGATCGCTCGATGCCCGCAACGTCAAACATCAGGACGCCGTATGTGTTGAGGTCAACGGAAACTCGATGGAGCCGGTGCTCCTAAACGGAAGCATCGTGGGAGTGAACACCGAGCAAACCGTCGTCACGGACGGCAAGATGTATGTTCTAAATCACGCAGGCCAGCTGAGGGTGAAAACTCTTTACCGGCTTCCGGGTGGCGGCATCAAGGTTCGCAGCTTCAACCAGGCGGAATATCCCGACGAGACCTATTCGGTAGATGAGATGCGCTCTGCGCCAATCGAAATTATCGGTAGAGTATTTTGGGCATCGACATTCTTCTGATCTAAAGCCCATAAAAAACCCGGCACTGGCCGGGTTTTTTGTGCCCGAGCATCCTCTGACAGGCAAAATGCGCACCTCAACAGCGCAACATAAAAATACTTATTGACCCATATCGATCAATCGGCTTATATTTTCGTATCAAACAACGTTACGGAAGCGCACGAACATGAGTGGATTTATCAAATTTGCAGGGCTCCAGGGTTCAACTGGGCTTCTCGCTGAGCAGGAAATGCGCGCTGCATTGGCAATATGTTCTGGCATGTCCGGAAAAGAGGCAGCCCGCGCGATGAACTGCGCGCCAGGTACCGTCAAAAAAACTGTTGAACGCATTTTCTTCAAGCTCGGTGTTTCCAACCGGGCTTCGATGGTTGCCGAGGCTTTCAAGCGAGGCATCATTTCCCCCGCCGCTGCGCTGGCAATCCTGCTGGCCGCCCACGGAGCGATCACCAGCGAACCTATGACGAAGGTTCGACGCAGTGGCGGAAGTGAATCAAAAATGGAATCCCGTATTGCTGCCAGGCGAGTGGAAATCTCGCTGGCGGCATAGCACAAACCTGACTTTGCGAAAGCCAACAATCGCGGCAGGCCGTCGGCTTGCCTGTAGAAACCAAAAGGAGCTGCACTATGTTGATTCTCACCCGCCGTTTCGGCGAATCAATTGTCATCGGCGACAACATCAAAATAACAGTGGTCAGTGGCCGTGACGGCAATATCCGCTTGGGCATTGACGCGCCGACAGAGCTGGCTGTCGACCGATCCGAAATCCGCGCTGACAAGTTGGCCAACCCTCGCAACGGGAGCGATCGCCATGCCGCGGTATGAAGGCGGTAGCCGTGTAGCGGACAAATTTGTCGTGCGTCTCCCGGACGACATGCGCAGCGAGGTCGAGCGCGCAGCGGCATCAAGTGACACCAGCATGAACACCGTCGTGATCCGTGCCCTTCGCCTGTACCTGCATGGCCAGGAGCGGCAAGAGCTCTTACTTGATGCGCTGGCCAAGTCTGCAGCGCACGAAGCTGCGAAGGCGAGCCAGGAGCAGCAGGCATGAGTACCATTTCTCAGAACGCCCAGCCCCACCCGCGCACCAAGTTCGAAAGCCTGGGTGAGCGCTTGATTAGGTTTGGCCAGGCACTTCAAGACCCTGCCACCACCGTGGGCCAGTTGACCGGCCTGGCCAACTCCTGTGGGATCGCACTGAAGCTGCGTACCGTGGCGGAATCAGGGGGCCGATCTGATGGCTAAGACAGTCCTACAGGCCCGCCAGGACGGTGTGCAGTTCTACATGAACACCGAATCCAGCTCGCCAGGCACAGGCCACCGCAACCGGTACCGCCTGTTCAGGACGGAAAACGTCGGACGCGGCAAGTCCGGCTGGGTGCAGATCGGCTCGCAGGTTGGCCAAAAGTTGATTGCGATCGAGGACGGGGGACAGCGCTTTGAGCGCCTGTTCCCAGGCGTTGAGCGCAAAGCTTCCACACCTGTACCAAGAGCGCGAACGTATTCGCGGTAAGCCCGGCAAGTGGGAGGGCGAGGCACTTCCTACGCGGGTGACGCGTGGCCGTGACGCGGCAGTTTCAGCAACAGACCAAAACCTGACGAGTCAGGAAGGCAGAGCGACATGACAAACCGAGGGCATGACATGAGCGAGTTTCAAAACACCAAGCTGGTGGGCAATCCAGAAGTTGTAAAGATGCTGGGGATGGGGTCGGTGTCCGGACTGAACAAGTTGCGCGTGCGTGACAAGACCTTCCCGGAACCGATCAAAACCAGCGCCAGCCGGGGAGCTCGGGTTCGGTTCGACCTGGCCGAGGTTGAGGCGTGGATAGCAGCCAAAAAGCTGGAGCGAGGTGCGACCAGACGCGACGCTGCCTGAAGGCATGAACTGATGGGGCTAGCCGATCCGGCTTAGCCCCCTAACACTGTGTATGGTCACATGTATGGTAATGCAAATTACACCTATGTATCCCTTTTAAAATAAGACCTGTTCGACTCCCTCTACCCGCTCCATTTCTCTCCTGACTCATCGATTTAACTGAAATCCATTGAGTAACAGCGAGACAGTCACGTAGTCCTCCTGCAAAGCGCTCCTTCAACGTGACACAGCGCAATGACCTCCCCCGCCGTTCGAACGGAATCTACGTCCTTCTCATCACTGCCCCGGCTCGCTAGCGCGTTCAATCGGGTCAAGGACAAATTCACACGCCCCCGAACCACTGATCTCCGCTCAGCTGACGCTGCTGCATTGCATCTGGTGGCGCGGGGCATTCATGCGTTAAGCCCGTTACCGGTGTGCTTGAATATCCTGCAGCGGCAGCAGATCCATGACGTCACAGAACAATTGCCGGTGCTTCCAGTCGTTTCTGTCGCCAATCACATAGAGGCGTCGCTTGGCGCGCGTTGCCGCCACGTTCAGCAGGTTAGGTTCCGAAACAGCCCAGTCGCGAGCGCCAGCTCCGGCAGTGTTGCCGCCCAGTACGACGATGACGATCGATGCCTCCTTGCCTTGCATCGTGTGGATCGTGCCCGACACTAGCTTGCCTCGGAGCATGCGCTTGAGGTTTTGCTGCACAGCCTTGAAAGGCGTGATGACTGAAATATCTTTCGCCTCTACGCCATCGCCATGCAGCCGCTTGAGCAGGTCGCGTAAGACCTGGCCTTCCGCAGGCACCCAATTTCCTTCGGAAGCCCCACTGACATGTATCCACCCTGTCGGCAGACTGGCGAGGGTTTCTTTGTCGGCACGCGGTGCAATCGTTCCATACACCATCGCTCCGTCGTAGGCGATAAGGTTGGCGAGTGCATACATAGGCTTGTCGCAGCGGCGATGCACAACCAATGGCAATCCTACCCACGTCTTGCCACCGGCAGGCCCGGCCATGCGCCCCCAAGGGGTGGCTTCGTCAGCCAGGACCTGTGCGGATTTTTGATTGGGAATCCAGTGTGCATCAACACCGTAACGCGTACGCATGTGCTCCAGCACCGCATCGGATACGGTGACGATGGGCTTGAGTTGCAGTGGGTCTCCCACCAGCAACGCACGTCGGGACCGCCACAGTGCGCCGACTGCCTGTTGCGGAGCGGCCTGACCTGCCTCATCCACGAGTAACCAGCCAATCTCACCGGCACCCAGCGAGCCAAACGAACGGGCAAATGATGCAAAGGTGCTGCTCAACACCGGAACGACCATGAACAAAGAAGCCCACGCCGAACGGATTGCATCGCGCGACAAGCCTTGGAAGCGCGAACCGGTCAACAGACTGTTGATCATGAATAAATTGGAACGCAGCCTTGAAGCCTCAAGTTCGAAGAACGTCTGGTGGAGCTTCAGGGCCTGGATGAAAACCCGCGCCCGAGCCTTCCGCCAGCCTTGAATGCGCCAGGGTTCGGCCAGTTCAATGGCACCCCCATCCCCGATAGCATTGTCTTTCAACCAAGCGAGCAGATGGTCGGCCTGATGACTGGTTGCCAGTTCCATGGCATCGCGCGTAAGCGTTTGGTCCTGCTGCTGCGATCCCAGAAGCACTCGGCGCGCTTCAGTGATTTTTCTTTCCGCATGGACCTTATCGATATCGAGTTGTTGAGTGAGACGTGTGATCCGCTCGAACTCGGCTTTGGCAATATCCCGCTGGCTTTCCAGCAGTTCCCGAGCGGCATTCCAGTCGCGCCGAGCATTTCCCAGGCTGAATAAATTTGACCAGAAACCGGGCCTGCGCGGGAGTTCCCCAAGTGCGTCAAGACACTTCTTGAGTGCCATATTAGCGGGGCCACCTTCCTCGTTATCCAGGCGCAAGAGTTCATTTGCTATCTCAATCAGTGACTGTTCGAATGACCGGAGCTTTTCGGAGTCTTCGGCAATCTTCTTCCTGACCTCGAGGATGGCCAGGATCAACTCACGAATCCGACTGGCGTCACTGCATGCTTTGCGTTCTTGCGCCTTGATCGCCTCGTAGTCAGAGACTGCTTGCTGCCACAGCGCTTGACGTTGCTCTGGAGAGCGGACCGCATTTACCTCGGCACTCACATTGAGCCAACCCCAAAATCCCTTCGGGCCCTTCTCTTCCTCGGGTAGAGCATCTTCGCTCTGGTTCTCGCTGTCGTCGGCGTTCTCCATCTCCGCAGAGGAGGCCGAAAAGAGTGCCTCCACAATGTTGTCGACGTCTTCATCAGGGTCGACCTCAGTCTCGTCCTCTACCTCCACTGCAACCTCGGCTCCGCTGCCAAACGGGCGCAGGCCATAGAAGTAACGATCTACGAACTTGTTGCGTCGTGCCTTGCTCCCCAGTGCACCGGAAATCAGTCCCCACGCAGGTTTATCCGAGACCAGCTCCCCCAGCTCGGCGAAATACTCTGCTTCTGGCAACCAGCTGTCATCAATCTTGTCTCGCTGCGGCAGCTCCAGCGTCACATTTTCCACGGCACCGTTGTTGGATGAAGCGACTACGATTTCGAAGCCATACAGTGCGGGGTTGAGCCTGAAACTGTATTGCTGCCTGCCACCGTCGTTGGCAGCTTCGCGTCCGTCGCTTGCGAATGCATCGGAAGCACGGCGTAGCTTGGCAAACGCATCGGCGCGGCTGGTGATAATCGCTGCAATAAGGTCGCGCAACAGCGTCGTCTTGCCCGTTCCAGGTGGGCCGTTGACGCCAAGCAGCCCTTGACCATCGGCCAGGGTGGACTGGATTGTGTTGACGGCCAGCTGCTGGGAATGCACCAGGCCCAAATGGTGCTCGGTAGGCCAACAGCTACTGGCGTAAGCATCCGGCATCAGTCGCCCCATCAGTGGCAACGATGCACGCTTATCGTCCATATGCAGGCGAAGCTCGGGATCGTGATAGCGCAGGTACTGATCCAGTGGTTCGCTTTTCACCCCCCTGGAGATCGCATCGGCGACATCGGCAAGATCGTCCAGCAAAAAGCTGTTCAGTGGATCGTCTTCCGACTCGGGCTTGTCGGGCTTGACGGGTTGTGAGCGAAAGCGAAAATAATGGTGGTCCATCTCACCAAAAAAGTCCCCCAGCCCCAGGAACTGGAGGGTCCAGTGAGTCAGTTCGCGCAAGTCTGCGCTTGATACCTCACCTTCGAACAGGGTGTTGGCGCGCTCCCTGACGGTCTTTTGGTCGGTCTCGAACCCTCTGGTCCAATCCTTGCCGGTCAATACCCGCCCAAGAAACCACGCTTCGCTTGAAAGCACGAGGCTGTCATCGACCAGTCGGCCCGCCATCGTGAATTTTGCCGCAAACACGGCTGACTCGCGAAACCTGGGCTCCTGGTAGCCCTGATCGGCGCCGTACATCGCATCGAGCTTCTCGGCAACGAGGCGACTGTCGTAAAGATGAGCATAGAGCGTGTGGCTCCATATGCGCTTCTTGGGCAGCGCCTGTTGACTGACGATACTTTCCGGGGTCCACGGAAGCAGCGGGCGCTGAATTAACGTGTCATGGATAAACGCTTCGTATCGATTAGCGCGTTTTTTCAGCTTGGGTGCTGATTGTGGTTGCAACAACTCGACCGCATGCCAGTACCGGACGATGCTTTCTTGATCCAT